TTACGCCAAAAGTTTGCCTTTCGATGCCGTCATTATTGACGAGTCGAGTAGTTTCAAGTCGCAGGCCGCCCAGCGCTGGAAGGCCCTGCGCCGCGTGCTGCCGATGACGGACTATATGGTGCTGCTCACCGGCACGCCCGCCCCAAACAGCCTCTTGGACCTGTGGGCGCAACAGTACCTGATTGACCAAGGCGCGGCGCTCGGCAAGACTTTCACAGCGTACAAGCAGCGCTTTTTTGATGCTGACTTTATGGGCTACAAGTTCAGCCCCAAGGCCGGTGCTGCCGAGAAAATCCACGCTCTGCTTGCCGACTCATGGATCAGCATGTCGGCAAGCGACTACCTGGAGCTGCCCGAGCGCATTGATCTGGTCGAGCCAGTCTACCTTCCGCCAGCGGTGCTGAAGGCGTACCTCGACTTTGAGCGCACGCTGCTGGCCGAACTGCCAGACGGACAGGAAATCGAGGCGAGTAGCGCGGCAGTGCTGGCGAACAAATTGCTCCAGTGGTGCAACGGCGCGACGTACACAGACGACAAAGGCAACTGGTCGGCGCTCCATGCTGCCAAGCTCGACGCCCTGGCTGAGATCATCGAGGACAACCCCGGCGAGACGGTGCTAGTCGCCTACAACTACAAGTCAGACCTCGCCCGCATACGCGAGCGCTTCCCGGATGCCGTGGTGCTGGACAAGGAACCATCTACGATTGCCCGCTGGAACGCCGGTGAAATCCGTATGTTGCTCGCCCATCCCGCCAGTGCCGGCCACGGACTTAATCTCCAGCATGGCGGCGCATTGTGCGTCTGGTTCGGCCTGAGCTGGTCGCTGGAGCTGTACCAGCAGTTTAATGCTCGCCTACACCGCCAAGGCCAGACGCGCCCGGTGCGGATCGTGCATCTGGTCGCCTCGGGCTGCATCGACGAGCGCGTGATGGCAGTGCTGGGCCAAAAGGACGCGCAACAAAATGCGCTTTTAGACGCATTGAAACCTTGACACTGTGTTAAGTTGCGCTTAACTTATGCATATACGCAACACGTTAGGACCGCGCAAATGAACGACACAAAACAAAAACTTATCATGGCTGTGATGATTGCTTTGATTCTCGGCTTTATTGGATCAATGGACGTTGAAGATGAGAAAGGTCAGCAGGACCAGTATTGCGAGATGGTTGAGAAAGGACTCTGGCCGGAATACAGGGAAGGAGAGATTGACTGTGAAGCCCTTTAAGATTTGTGGCGTTTCGACCTGCTCATATCCAGTCGGGGATTGTAGTGGGGAGTGTTATCACCCAGAGGATCGTCGCATGGACATAATCGGTCAGAATGGCAATGACGGCGCACATTACAAAGACTGCCCACCTATTGAGGCCAATGTGCCCACCTCTTTGCCCACCTCGGATATGGTCAATCACCCGCCGCACTACACGGGTCACCCATCCGGAATTGAGTGCATTCAGATCACTGAGCACATGGGCTTTTGCCTTGGCAATGCGATGAAATACATCTGGCGTGCCGATCTTAAAAACGACGCAATTGAAGATTTGCGGAAGGCCATTTGGTACATCGAACGTGAGATCAGTAGGAGGACGAAATGATCTGCATCATCGAGCCAAAAGAAAAAACCGTATGGGGTGTTGGCAAGACAACAGTTGAAGCATGGGAAGAAGCATACCGCCAAATTGAAGACTTTAAGATGAACAACCCTGACTTCAAGCTATCCAGCCTTGAGGTATCAAAACTTCGTAAAGGTGCAAAATTGGAAAGCGGAGGCCTTGAGCTTTGGGCTTGGGTTAATTATTCCGAACCATATCAGGAGACACTTTTGTGATCGACCAAACAACTGTTACCGCACTGGCAATCAAAGCTGGCGTCATTGACTCGGTTGATATGGAGAGCATTCATATCAGCAAAGAGTACATTAACGATTTGACAAAATTTGCCGAATTGGTGCAACAAATGACAATCCATAAGCCATTGACGGATCGCGAGATCACGTCGCTGATGGTCAATCATGACTTTGACTCATCGTGGAGACATAGGATTTCTAACTTGGTTAAAGCCATTGAGCTTACGCACGGAATAGGTGAAGCATGAAAGAACTAATCGAAAAGGCATGGCGAATCATCAACAGCTGCCACACGCCAGAGCAGGCAAAGAACGCCATGCGTTGGATTGAGTTGCTTGGAGAACAGTACCCTCAAATCGACGTTGGGCCTCTAAAGCGTGAACTCCGACTTCTTTTTGATGGTGTAGCATGAGCGCACACAAAGCCGCAGAGCTTGCCGGAGAGCGCTACTACGAAGGCCGGCCATGCTTGGTCTGCCTTGGAACAAAACGCCTCGTTTCCAACAGGGTGTGCTATGAATGTAACAAGCGTCGCAGTCGCGAGCGGGCACAACGTAAAAAGGAGGCAGAGCGTGAGGCAGTTAAGCAGAGGGGAGATCAATGACCTCTGGATGCGATCCAGCGATATCTACGACTTCGCCTACAGAGTCCAGAAAGCCTCAGACGACCAAAGCCTGCCCGCAGTGCGGAAATACGCACTTGATACTGCTCCGCAGCCTCAACGTGAAACACTGTTCGGACTGCAATCTGGAGATACCGTGGAATCTCGATGAGGGGCAGAAGCCCCTCATTTGAGCAGTTCCTTGATGGATGCATTGCCGACGACCATGGCCGTAGCAATCACACCGACGATCCAGAAGACCTTTTGTAAAACTGACTTACCGACCGCAGCATAAACCTCGGTCGTCATCTTCTGGACCGCCAGCTCAGCAGCCTTCTGCGCAATGTGCTCAATCTGCTCGTCGGTCAGGACTGGAGCACGTCGACGTTCTGGGCCGCCGTAGTTGTGCTTCTCTTCCACGTCACTTCTTCTTGCGGCTCTTGCCAGCTTTGCCATAAGCAATGGCCGAAGCCTGGGCCATTGCGGCCTTCATGCTCTTGGGCTTAGAGGTGCCGATCTTGCCGGTCTCTTTGTACTTACCGACCATCTCACCAATGTTCTTGCTGATCGTTTTCTTAGACTTACCTGACTTGAGCGGCATGGGATAACCTCCGGGTTGATAGGGTCAGTGTAGCTTATTTTTGAAGCAGTTTGGCTTCGTCTTCACGACGGGCTGTCAGACCCGCCAGCACCTTACCACCTGCCTTGTTCCATCGCTTGATTTCAGAGACTGCCGAGACCCAGTCTCCAGCATCTACGCGCTTCTTGAGAGTGCTGGACTGATAGGCCCCAGCTCCGCAGTTGTAGATGAAGTCGGCGATAGCCGCCAGCTTTAACTCTTTACCCTTGAGGATCGGAGAAAGTCTGAGAGCCGAATTAACCGCCAGCTGGGCATCATGCTCAAGTCGCTTGTCAGCTTCTTCCTGCGTCCAAACGGTACCTTCACGGATGTCGAGATCGGTACTGCCCCAACCGATCGTCCATACGCCAGCAGGGCATTTGTACGCCATCAGACGACCATCGGCCATTTTCTTGTGGCAACCTTCGTACTTCTTGATGATCTCAAGTAGTGACTTCATTTTGGGTTATCCGCAGTGACGATACCGACCAAGCCGGCAACCGCTATGCCGACAGCGATGATCTGCTCGGCCATAGCCGGAGCCACAGGGACTCCGGCAGCCGTCAGGACAAGGATGATGCCGCGCCAAGTCGAAGCCTCTTTCAGCCGTTCTACGACATAACGCTTGCTCATCTTACTTCCCCTTTTTCTTGCTCTTGGACTTGGCGTAGGCTTTCATCGCGGCCATCTCTACCTTGTCTTCCATCTTCTCTTTCTTCATCTCAGCCTTGGTCTTGGGCTTCTTGCTAGGCATGGCGATGGCGATCATGATAGCTGGCATTTTGCCTTTCTTACCGTTCTTCATTAGATGCCCTCCCCAGGCGTGATGTAAATCGTGGCTGTGCCGGAAGCAGTTGCTGCCGAGAAATAAATCTCAGGCGCACTGAGTTGAGTTGAGTCAGAGAAGCTCAGGACTTCTACCGCACCAGGGACCAGTGGGATAGCAGCCCCACTGGTAGATACCACTGCTGCGTTTGTCTTGGCAGTAGCAGCTACCCGGTCGAAACCGAGGAACGCGGTAACAGTGCCAGCATTGACTACTCGATATTGGCCGACGCTGTATTTACCAGTGGTGACCGACGCGGCTACTGCATCGGGAGCAGTTGCAGCGGCAGTGATGGCGATAGTGTTGCCTCTAGGTACAAAAGGTTTCATTTTATAGTCCTTGCTAAAATTACTCAGACAAATAAGAAGCAGATGCGATAACGCGAAGACCAGACATTGCTAGACGCGAAACATTCCCCGCATTTAATGCCGATCGAAAAAGTATTTTTTCACTACTTGGGTCAATGTTTACAACTAGGGACGTCCCATAATCCGTGTAGTTGATTTGTCCTGTCCCCCAAGTAATTGCGCCTGCTGTCGGCAACGACAAATCAGAATCTGCGGAACTTATTGATGTCCCAAAAACAATGTCGAAAAAAACAGTAACCAGATTTCCTGATCTTGCGTATCTGGCAGAGTTTATAGTTATGCTGCCGCCGCCCCATGTAGGAGTATAGGTCGAGTCTTGAACTTGATTTGAAACAGTTTTAAGCATGGCTCATACCTTATGTGAATACCCAGTTGCCTTGTACAGTCCTTACTACCCAACCAATTGCGGCGTATGCCTCAAGATCAATTGACCCCATATCGGCACCTGTAAGAGTAGCAACGGTGTCATATGAATTGCCTTGGCCGTAATAGTTGGTACCGCCAGCACAAGTAAGCGTCAAATTAACAGCCGATATCTTCACTACTGAAAGTCGCGTACCTGGTACTGGTGTCGGCAATGTAAATGCTTGATTTGAGCTGCCAGAGGCAAGAATGCATCTTCCAGTATCTAATGACGATAACGTATAAGGTGTTGACGACACGCTTACAATTTTTTCGTCTACGTTACGAACAGTTACTCGTACAGACGTGTTGCGGAATTTGTTTACAGACCCATCACTGGCAGCGTCGTAATGTATTTTTCCTGCCAGAAACGCAGAGTCTGCCGGGATATCATACGAATATGTTATGGCCGCTTTGAAAAGGTCAGGCCCAAGGTTCACTACTATTGAGTTGTCTGGACTAATTAGCGGACCGGTTCCAGTTTGGAATTCGTTATTTGCACCACTAATGACACCAGACTTCATGGTCGGCCCAGCAGTGCCAGCAAACTTGTTACCGTTAAGGCTAATCTGACCTGACAGCAAAGCAGAAACAGCAAGATCGCCAAATATGTTGCCGTTAATTACCGCCGTGGCATTTGTTGCGCGCAGCCATTGAGAAGCCGGATATTCCGTCGTGGATGGCGAAAAGTTGCACCCAAGAATGTTAAGCCCGTCCACGTTATCCATGTTGATGCCGGAGCTGGAAGGCGAAACGGCAATCGGATTAAAAACGGTATTGGTGAAATTGACTGTTTCCCTTGTGCGGCTCCCACCGTGGTACACCATATTTTCGGAAAAGTCGTAGAACACACAGTCATTGAAATGCGTGATGCTTCCACCAAACGTGTTACCAAGTTCTGTGCGCGTATCGTCCGACCACCAGCCCCTCTGCGCTCCACTCAAAACGCAGTTGTTCAGCGTAATGAACTCGTCATATGTTGAGCGCAAGCAGGCAATGGCTGTCGTCAACCGCGTGGGTCCAGTGATGCCGTAGGTGCCAAGATAAACGCGATTCATGGTCACGCCTGGGCAGTCAACAATATCAACAACAGAGCCAGTAAATGCAGATGTCTCGTAGCAGATATCCATGTCTTCGATGGTCAAGCCGCGTCCACCATTTCTGTAGGCTTGAATACCGAAACCAGATGACGTTCCAGAGATCAAAAGAGTTGTCGAACCTTTGACTGCGTTGTTTGTTCTGCGGCTTCCTGAGCCTTTCAGGATCAAGCCCAAGTCTTGATAAATCTTAAGTTGATCCGGAGCTACTTTGTAAACACCGGGCGGGAAATAAACCGTGCCGGACGAATACGCCGTGATGTTTGAACCGCCGATAGTGTCCAGAATGGTTACTGCATTAGCACGAAGTGAAATAATGGCGTTCCATATTTCTGCCGTGTCATCTGCTGTGCCATCGCCTACCGCACCAAAATCCTTGACGCTCACTGTCTCGCGAAGTTTGGCTTGAACCGTAGTAGTAACAGCCCCCGTTCCGGCTGGAGTGTATGACACCAAATTGGAGCTTGTAGGGTCATCGGCACTGATGTTGTCTATAGTCCAGATCGTCGAACCGGTCGAGTCCTTCAAAATGAACTTGTAGTTTTTGGTTTCATCTAGCCAAATCAGTTTAAACGTAGTCGGCTCGCCCCGACTGTCCAATGTCACACTTGTTCCAGCCACAGTTCCAGTATCGTCTGAGAACATATTGGTGGGCGTGCTGGTGCCTGCCAAGTAGGCATTGATCGTCCCGTTGACCAACGGGTTGCCGAGGTTGTCAAAGAACTGCTGGGGGAGCTTGGTAAAGGGGACGTAAGCCATGTGTCACTCCGGAATCTGTTGTCTCAAGTATAGGCTATTGGCCACGGGTAACTGTAATTGCCGGAGGCTCTTCCTCAGGTCGAGTCTCAGTTGGCGCAGGACCTTGGATCATTTGGCCGATGATCCTGGCAACTGTCGGAGAAGTTGCACGTTCTCTTGGGCTCATTTGGCGCAACAAAAGCGTATTTTCACGGAGCTTCTTGATTGCGTCAGGGCTGGTAATTATTCCTGCCAGCTCTTCAGAGTACCGACCAAGCCGAATATCATTGATGGCATTGTCGAGCATTTGCGGCCAGTTCAAAGGCTGGGTTAATCCAGCTACAGCCTTGGCAGCCTTAGTTCCAAGGCCAGCAGAGGCCAAGGAATCAGCCTGCAAGTCTTTGGCAATGTATCCACCAGGCACAGTGATTGACTGCCCCTTAAAGCTCTTGCTGGTAGCCTCAAGGACCTCCATCATGTCGCGCAATGCCTGGAACTGTGTGGAATCCAAGGCTTCTTTCAGAAGTTTGCGCTGTTGTTCAGTGCCAAAGAGTTTAGAGCGATAGATGCCACCAAGGTTCTGAACAGTGCCAACCTGAGACTCACGGACAGTACGCTCAAGAACGTCCTGCAAATGCGCCCTGACGACGTTATTCCATCCGGCCGGGTCAGCGGCTTGGATGATAGACTTCGCTTCTCTGAGGGCTTCTGGTGACGATTTGGCACCAAAGAGCGTGCGACCAAGCTCTTGCGCCTGCTGGCTATCAGCTTTTACGAAGCCGCCAACCAAACTGTCTTCAAGTTTGTTAATGGGTTCGCTCAACCTAGCAAACTCAGTCCGAGCTTGCTTGTAAGTTTCAGAGAAAGTGTCGAGCTTTTCGACCAACCCTTGTGCCGCCTGCTCATATTGCGCTGCTTCAGCATTGTTCCCTGCTCTACGCAAAGATTCTGCCTTGTCATTAAGCTGTCGCTTAGCAAGGTCATACCAGCCAAGCGCCTTATTGGTGACTTGGCTCATTGCTTTTGCTGCTTCTGCTGGGTCTTGAATACCAGCCACAACATTGGCATTTTGTGCTCGCACTTCTTCCAGAGGCCCTTTCATATTTCGCTTCCAAACAGGCTTCGATTGCACTGTTTTAAGCGCCTGAGCGACCAGAGGATCGGCTGCAAGGTCTGCCGCCACATCATCAGGCACGAGTTCTGGATAGGCTGCCTTGTAAAACTGCTCTGATGCGTCTCGGCGAGCCGTTTTTAGCGTTGCAAGACGAGCATCCACCGACCTTGCGCCCTTCAAGAAACCTTCATAAGGGCTGGCATTAGCTGAAAGCGTGTCAAAAAAGCCATACATAGCCTTTTGAATGTCTGCATTCCTATTTTTAAGGAACGATTCAATGGTATCCGATGAATTCGGCAAATTGGAAAGAAGCCATTGTTGATTTATCAGCGACTTCAACCCTGTCACTTCGCCTGGTGTCAGCTGAATACCTTGCTGGTCTGCCAGTTGCGACAACCTATCAACAGCGGTCTGGTTCAATTTGGCAATGTCGGATACTGCTCGGCGTTCTTTGAAGGCTTGGATGCCACGGCCAATTAGTTTCCCGCCAGCCTCACTCACAGTTCCAATAGCAAATGCTTCGGCAAGCTGTCGCTTATAAGCATCGAAGTCCCTTGGTTGCCCGAATACCTGCGTGGCAATTTCCTGACGTATCGCCTCTCCGGCTGCTGAACCTGCACCACCGCCAAGAATCGCACCAGCAGTAGCTCCGGCAGGACCGCCAACAGCCATACCACCAGTGCCGCCACCAACGGCACCAGCTGTCCCGAGGACAATGCCTGGAATGTCAGACACCAAGCCTGCTGCAAACTCTTTGGCAGCGCCAATAGCTCCAGCGGGGGACTCAGGATAAAATTGACCATCAGCTGCTTGATAGTAAATTTGACCATCAATAACCCGATAACGCTCAGGTGAGATTCCACGTTGCTCGGCAAACATCCGAATCTTCGTTGCTGGATCGTCAATGAATCCAGCACGCACCAAGGCACCCATTCCAGCAGAACGATCGCCTTGGCCAAATTGAATCTGAGGTTGACCTTGAAGCATCATCGAAGGATCGGAAAAGCTCTCTCGCCATGATCCTGTCGCAGCAGGCACAGATTGTGTGGTTGCTTGGGTGGCAGCCTTCTGCTGGTCCATAATTGCCTGAGTCGGATCAACGAAACTCTCACGCCATGTGCCGTTTGCCATGTGTATTCCTCAGCGAATCGAGTAGCCTTCAAGGCGCAATTGTTGTTTGATCTGATCATCATTCAGACCTTGCTTCTCAAGCTCCATGCCGCGCTGCATAAAGTTTTTGCCCCGGCCAGACATGAACAGTTGATCAGCTTGCTGCTGGAAGGATTTTGATGATGGGCTCAGACCTTGCTCAAGTAGTGAGTTCTGAATGTTGATTGTCCTGGTAGCTTCATTGACAAGACGGTCAAACGATGATGTGAACTCGGTCGGGCTCAAGTCTTTGTTGAGGATTGCATCCTTCAAACTAGAGAGCTCTGCGACTGCCGCCGCTGCACCAGTAATCTCTTTCCGATACTGATTGAAAAACTGATCCACACCTTCAGAAAACTGCCGATATTGGCCGACGTACTGCTGTTCAGTTGGATCAAGAGTTACACCTGCCCGCTCTTTAGTTCTCAAGAAAGCCTGACGGCCTTGACCCAAGAATGTCAGGAATTGTGGGTCAAACGACGAACGGATTTCCCGCAGTCTTGCGAGGTTATCCATAGCGTTGGTTACTTTTTCCTGAGCTTTGGCCACATTGCCAGAGGCCAAAGGTGCCCCAATTGTGACAGTGCCATCAGGACCAACTACAACACCTGTCTGAGCTGGCGGATTGATACCTTCAACCTTGCCAACCAATTGACCATCGGCAAACTGATAGAAACCAGGCTGACCAGTGACAGGATCGGTGCCTTGTCTAATCGAAACACTGGGAGTTTTTGCGGATTTTGACAGGATAAAGTTTCGATACTCAGGTGTCCCAGGCGTATAGCCAATGGCTTCAGCTTCTTTCATGGCGGCCGTTCGGTTATCAACAGCCTCTTTTGGAGCCGCAAAGATGCCCATTTGCTGGGCCGCACCAATGGTTCCGCTGATATCACCAAGAATCCCCTGAAGATCGTTTGCATCAATCTTTCCAAGGAATTCAGCTTTGTCCTCTTGACCCAACAGATTGGTACCTTGAACGAATTTACGAAGACCAGGAAGGTCTCCACTTTGAAGGAACGGAATGGCTCTCTGTGCTGCTAAGGCCGCACCTTGGACGCCAAGTTTTTGTTCCGCTGTTAGGTTTTGAAGACGCTGGGTCTCAATTGCTATGGGTGCTGCCTCAGCCTGAGCTTGCAACAACTGCTGACGCAAAGGTGCCTCAGCAGCAGCTTGCTGCATACTCTGAATAGCTTGGACACCTTGCAATCCGCGAAGCAACGCAGAACCAACATCGGGAACAGTGCGCTGAAGAAGGATATTTGGATCAATGGCCATTAGAGTGCTCCGTAATTCACAGCCTTGATACCGTCGATCTCTTTGACAGCATCAGGATTCTTCTTCTCAACATCTTGCGCCATAACGCCCATGTGGACAGTAGAGTCACCTTTGTAGCGGAAGGTGTAGATTGGCAGACCGTCATCTGTCTTTCCAATACGCTTGATGTCTTCTTTGACTCGTCTATCCGATGCCAAAAGAGCGCCGCCCATGATGCCTTGGCCAAGGGTCAAACCACCAAGACCAGCCGCACCTGCACCAGCCGCAGCCAAACCAAGAAGGTTCTGAACACCTTGCGCCCTTGCCCCAGCTGCACCAATTTGACCAGCGGCCAACGCATTGGCCTGTTGTCCGAGAAGATTGCCAATGTTGCTGGCAGCACCTTGTATATTCGCAGCCTGCTGTGCAGCAGACGCTTGACCAAGTTGTGCCACATTGAACAATTGACCAAATTGCTGTTGCTGTTCACCGAGCATTTGCTGCCGTGCCAGTATGTTCTGACGTTGAATATCCGATGCCCGAGCCATTGCAAGGTCTTGTACGCTTTGGGCGATCGCTTGAGGTGTTGTCCCAGAAAAGAGTTTGCCTCTTGCCGCAGCAGAGGATTCAATACCGCTTATGGCTTGACGTTTCAGGCTTTGAAATAGAGTATCTTGCCCAATATCGCCAGGCATGATTGATGGTGCGGTCTGTGTAATCTGACCAATCTGACCAATAGTTCCCCCAACAAGCGGCAATGTTCCTGCTCCAAACTCACGAAACGGTGCCAATTGGGCAGCAGCTTGTTCTCGCGCAGCTCGTTGTTCTGCAATAGCAGCCTCGGCAGCTTGGCTTTGAAACTGAGCCCCTTCTCTTGCCGCCTCAGCCCCTGTAGAGCCTGTGATTCCACCAACGACGTTTCTAACAAACCCCATGTCTCACCTCACAAGGCCCATGTACCACTGGTCGTGGAGTTGGCCGTCTTTCAAGTAGCTTTTTCGATTGATACCTTCGATCTCAAAGCCGTGCTTGAGGCCAAAGTCTCTAACATTTGGATAAAGGACAGGGATTTGGGCCACAATCTTCTGGCAACCCATATCCCAAGCCCACTGAAGAGCCTTCTCGGAAAACTCGTCAGCCAATTCTTTACGGTATTCAGGAAGGACTTGAACATGACACTCCCACGTTACACCGTTCACCGGGTGGTAGATCATGACGCCCACAGGTTCTGCGCCGCTGATTCCTACCACATAGGCCGCCCCGATCATGTCGGGGATGTAATCTTCTCGTGGTGGTGTCCCGTCTTCTGCGATCCGGTCGTAGATGGCCGGATGGGTCAGGATGGCTCGGACCACATCAGTATCATAGCACCGGTCCACCAACATATCAGGTGATCTCACGTCCCGAAGCCGAGATTGTCAGGCTCGTAGCCGCCCCGGCCAAGGTCGAGATGAACCCGCCTGCCTCAAGGGTCTGACCAATGAGCTCAGGGCAAAGGTACGTCTCGGCCGGCACGATAGTCCTGCTCTTGACGATCAAGTTGCTGTCACTAGCTGACCCGGACAATGCCACCAAGTTGCAACTGAAGGTCACATTGCTAGTGGAAGTGTTGGTCACCGTGAACTTGTCGATGATGGTCTTGCAGTTGCTGGCAGTGTACTGCGTGGTCTGGCTATTCTCAGCCTGCTTGCGTGGAATGATGTTTTTGACTGTTACGGTCATTATTGGATGCCCTCAATGTTGTTAGCTACTGTCAGAATTATGGAAGGTATACCAGGGTGAGGCGCGACTGCACCGGATGCCAATAACTGCACCCCAGTATTTGAAACCGAAAACGCTAATTCGACGTAGTCTCCGGTCTTTAGGTCAAAAAAGAAGTTCAAGGCCACGAATACTTCTGCATTGTTTCCTTGAATCCGGACCTGACTTCCTGAATCTGTTACGTCGGAGCCGTTTTTTCTAAACCACAGGTAGAACTCTTCAGCTGTAGCAACCGTCGAATCCAGCTGAACTGAAGTCTGGAAGTTGTAGATTCCATCGGTATCAACATAGACCCGACTGGTTACAGTGCTATCAACATAGACACCCTTGCTCAGTTGCGTCGTGTTGTAGGTGATCAGCGTAGCGGTGTTTATTGCGGCAGCGGTCTGAGTTGTTGTGTCATAAAACGCCCCATAACGACTGCGCTTGAACTCTCGTGGTGGAGGAGCAAGTGCCAATACCTCAACAGATTGAACCAGTTTTGAGATGGTATCCTGAGCCTGTAAAAGTTTTGCCTCTAATGTGGCAATCGTGACAGCCGTATCTTGTCCAAGAGACGCGATAGAACCGAGAGCTTGCGTACCTTTAGCTTCGCCACTAGCACAACACAGAGCCGCATCCTGAGCCAGCTGAGCAATAGATTGAAGAGCCGCTACAGTTTTTGCCTCAGTTACGGCCTGATCCGCGCCACTTTCTTGGATGAACTGGGTGAGCAAACTCAAAGCTCGTGTGGCTTTATCGTCAGCCACACCAGCGTCAATCCCGAGATCGCTAATGTTGTCGTTTCCACCGCCAGTGCGAGTCCACAATTGAAACAGAATCCGATTGATCTGTTCAAAGTAGATACGAACTTCATTGTTCTGTCGGAGAGATTCCGGCAGTCGTAGCGCGGGTGGTGGATTGACCAGACTCATGTCAGTAGCCCGCCGTATCTATGTCGATCGCGCCGGAGAACATCCCGACAAACACGGGGTCAGAGAATCGAATCTTGATGACGCCTGAATAAAACGACTCAATGTGATACCACTCGACGCGAGTCTGATATTTGCCACCCTGACCGATGCCAACTTGATACTCAGCACCCCAAGACTCGCCACCGTCGGGCGATAAGCTCATCATGACCACCGGGTTCGATCCCTGACCCGTAGGAATACCTACACCGACCTGCATCAGCAACTCAAACCGATTCATCATCAGGCGTTTGCCTGGAACATTCATCAGTGCCCCGTGGATCGGAGACAGAATGCGCTCCTTGATCTGTGGATTCCCGAGATCGTCATAGGTTGCCAATGACCACTCATAGACGTATCCAGTGGAGCCGACAAGATGCTTGCCGTAGCAGTAGGCATAGGATGTCGCAAGATGGCGACCACCATCGACACCGGAGGAGAGCTGGAACCAGAAGTTGGTTGTCTCCGAGTAGCACCAAGTTTTACCCGCTGTCGGGAAGTCCATGACGATAAAGTCTTGTCCTTCCAGCTTCAGGCTGTAAAAAACACTGTCGGAAACTGTCGAATAGCTTTCAAACTCATGGGCTATCGCACTCGTGGTAATCGACCGCACGCTGTAATTTGCCAGTTGGTAGACAGTGCGATCGTCACCAAGGAAATAAACGAACTGGTCCGTATTCGCGACGCAGTGAACGCCAGCGATACCTTTCTGGATCAAGCCGCCCTCGATCCGGTCAAACGGAGGACTACCAGTACCCGAGTTGTACCAAGATTCAATGGACTTCTCGCCCATGAGGTACAGCACTTGGTTGAACGCATAAGGTCGGATAATGTCGTCGCCCAATGTTTCAGCTGTAGCGTAGTTCAGACCATCAATGGTTCCCGGTGCCCCCACGTTGGACACAACAAACGTGCCGCCGTCACCATCGTAAATCCATTGGTTGTTTAGAAAAGCGACCGCATTTGGCGTCTGAAGATCAGGGTCGGTAAGCTGGGTCAGGGATGTGCCGTCATAGTTGTAAACGAGACCGCCTGTGACAAACGTCATCTGAGACCCATCATCGACAAAAGTTGCGTATCCGGTACCACCTACCGTTCCGATAGTTGTGTAGACACCAGTACTGCTCACTCTATACAGCGTACTACCGCTGATCTTGTAAAGTTGGTTCTGAAAAACATAGACCCCGCGATCTGCATCCGTATTACCCGTCGTGCTGAACGTCTTGAGTCCCGGCCAGCACATCATTGCCACAGGGCTGCGAGCTGTCGGGTCGACTTCCGGATACAGGTTGATGCACGTTTGTCGCGTAAACTGCCGCGACCGTGACACATCAGATTGCCCAGCGATGTTGATCGGCAGCGTCTGCATCATGGAGTGTTACCACCATAGCGCATGGCAGGCGCAGGACCGTGTCGCCCTTTCTTGTCCTCGCGATTGGCTGACTGCACTGCTGCAAGGAACTTACCGTAGTAATACTCGGCCTTGTCCTCTTGAAGCGCCCACTGATACAACGCCCAGAGAGAACCGAACAGATAGACGCTCGGAAAGCGCGTCAGGATGCTGTTGGTTGTGTTGGTTGCGGAGAGGGCAGTCGGAGCAGCGTAATATTGAAACTCGACTGTGTAGGCTGAATCAGGCGTCCGATCGAACTCGACTTGACTGGTGACCGTGTAAATCTTCGGCATTCCGGAGTCTTGCGTGATGAACATCCCCTCAGGAGTAGAGGACAACATCTCGTAATATTGTGCTCCGGAGATGATCCGCAAGCGACGCATCTCAAGGAAGCCCGTCGGGAGCGCCAGATAGCGCCCCGATGTGGTGGCCGTAGTCCGGGTTTCCATATCCCGGATACGAATCCACTTGAGCATTTCAGACTCAGCCAAGTCGATGAAGTCATCGAGTCGGCTGGAGACGTCATTGCGATGAGACCAAGACTCTATTGCGTCTTTGAGTCCTGCATAGGTGCTAAGGGACATACGATCACCAGGAAGCCGTTTGCGCTTACCCGATTATAGGCCTGAAGGTCAAATCTAGCCATGATCTTGGGTAGCCACCACTCTGGTCCCTCCTGAATTAGGTGGGCATTGCGCCCATCAGATAAGGTTTTGGCTGCTGGACCGGTATGGATCGTGAAGAATCCGATCCGCTGAGTGACCCGCTGGAGGTCATCCAGCACGGAATCGAGGTACTCAGGCTCAATATGCTCCAGCACGTCGATACAGCAGACCATCTCGTGAGCCTCGGGAGCATCGTCGATCCCCGGGATGCCGGGATCGTAGAGGGTGACCGTGGCCGGGTGAGCCAACTCAAGGTTCTGACCGAGGCGCCCCTTGCCGCATCCGTAGTCCAATATCTTCTGCACACCAAGACTGTTGATCAGTCGGCTGACCTGGGGAGCAAACTCAACCGATGCCACTCCGTAGTGAGGGAGGTCACGATGCATACGCTGCTGTTCTGCTTTGTAGCTCTCTGAGATGGTCACATTTTTGTCCTCAGTCGATCCAACACGGGTTTGGCATGGACACTATTGCCCATGATCTCCAGCCAGCTGCATTGCTCCAGCATGACTTCTTTCTCATCGAACCACTCCTGCGCGTACTCGCAGTCCCGGCATTCTTTGTAGCCAGGGACACCTTGGGTGTAGTGGATCAGTTTGGCATTGGGGTTCGGAAGGGAGTAACCGACCAAGTGATTCCAGTCGATTGAGAGGTGGCCGATGGACTTGGTCCAACTGAAGTCTTGAGGAGTGCCGGTCTCAATCAGCTCAGGTGTCAGGTCTCGACACTCTGAGCAGTTGAAGAGCATTACACTTGGTCTTTCAAAAACAAAGTTACCACCAAAAGGCACAATATCCACCCCAGCGCCTGTCGCTGAACTGAAGAGTTCTCCCACGTCTCCCAAGAGAAGCATATCCGAATCAATGAACAGAGCTTGGCCTTGATAGTCACAGAGGTAGGGCACCAGGTAACGTGAATAGGTAAAACTGGTCAGCCCTCTTCGCTTTATTGGCAGCTGGTCGAGGATCAGGGGAGTGATCGCAACGGGCTTGGATGACCGCCGCTGGATGGAACTGACAAGCACATGGTAGGCGATAGGCTGCCGTTCATCAATTCCTATGAATATCCTCAGCATAGCGCCTCCAATTTGCGTTTAATCTCAAGAACAGTGTTGTCCCACAGACCTTTCTGACGGATCAGCTTCACCGATTTGTGCCACGGCATCTCACCGGAGAGGTGAAACCGAAAGGACGGATGCTCCGGCACAAGGCACCAGCACTCTTTCCCAAGCGCCCCGGCAGAATGGACTACGGTGGTGGTCACTGAGATCACCAAGTCCAGCTCATTGATCAGGGCCAGTGTCTCGTCATGGTCGACTGACTTATCGACAGCACGGACCCAGTGCTTGATTGGATAACCTTTGAGATCAGGTTCCTTGTACTCAAGGCTTATAAAAGTGTGCGGCAGCTCAAATAGAGGCGCAAGGGTCTCCAGTTCAAGGCTGCGCTCCCTCTTGCCGGTGTTCTTGAGCCCTCCAGTCCACGCGAGGCCGATCTTTAGCCCTGGCAACGTGTCCAAAAGGGCTCGCCACTGGGTACAACGCTCCGGGTCTGGCTCAAGATAGGCTGTACCAGGGAAAGCCCGGTGAGAGCGCCTGAAGAACCTCGGCAATTCACCCATCGAGATTACATAGTCGGCGTGATGCCAGTCAGTGACGGGAGATCGCTCTTCAAACCGGGTACCAAAGGCTTCGACACAGAAGGAACGCTCAAATACTCCCTGCAAACGGCGGTCGCACTCGACGATCACCTGCGTTGAGATGGCCTGTAGGACAGGAATGCACGAGGCAAACAGGATTTCATCCCCGAGACCCTGCTCGGCATAGACAATGACCGCGGCATTCTTCTGTCCTTCCCACTTAGGCAGGCCGAAATCGCGCTTCCTACGGTGCTTGCCGCCCCAAGAATGAGTGTATTCGTCCCATCCTTGTGCCCATTCACGCATCATTAGGAGGCCTTGGGCTTTGTTGTCATGCGCTGCGCGGCTGTTCGGGTCAATCTTGAGAGCCTGATTGCATAGTTTGACGCACTTTTCAGGCTCACCGCGCTTCAGGTACATCAGACCTTTGTTGATCATGGCATGGTGGTTGCGCGGATTAAGCTTCAGGGCCTCATCAAAAGCCCACATTGCCCTGTCAGGGTACTCAATCTCCAAGCACATCCCCATATTGTTCCAAATCTCGGTCTGATTCGGACGCAATTGGACGCACCGCTGGAACAGATTATAAGCCAGACCGAATTTCTCGGACTGCATGAGTATGTATCCCTGGATAAACAGGGCCATATCATTGTCGAAATCTTCTTCCAGCACCTCATTACAGAGACGCAGAGCGTACTCTGGATCGGTCTCGGCCAAATCCTTAGCCTGCAATAGCTTGTGTTGCATTAAATCCTGCCGGTGCTGGTTCTCAGGTATTGGTATTCGCTGCTGTTGAGCTTGGCGCGTACCTTCTGGAAGTGTTCCGGATTGAAGACATCTATGCCTTCTTCCTTGAGCCACTTTTCGATGATGATCATCGGGATATGGGCCGCGTGGAGGAAGGAATCCTTCATGCCTTGGCGTTTGTATTCGGTGTCATTGGCCAGAGCCTTGTTGCGATCAAGGATAGGGGCAATGTTCTGCACTCGTTCGATCGTAGTGCGCTTCGTGCTGTGATCGTAGGAGTGATAGGTGGTGATCCCGGTGAAAGGATCGTGATCGAGAAGTCGTTTGCTCATGGTTTACCTATACTTGGCCGTCTTTTTGGCTATTGCCTTCGGCTGCTTGGAAAACTGTTTGCCTGCTTTTGTCGCTTCACGCTTCGCTCGCGTGCTTGCGCCATACTCTTGCGGGCGCAAAGCCTCTCGGGCCGCTTTCGGTAGATACCGCTCACCAGTGGCTTTCGAGCCCTGTGTTGACGGTTTCCCTGATCGCGTTCCCCAATCCTCTTTGGTCCACTTTGACAGCGACTTCTGAGCCGCCGTCTTGCTACCAGTGTAGCCGCCTCCTGCCTTTTCGTACTCCTGTGCGAGCAATTGTGCCTTTCTCGCACTCCATTGCCCAGCTTTACCGCCTTTTTCTCCGGCCATGATGCGCTTTTTAATGCGCTCGCGGAGCGCAGAGTCGGTGTATGCCATTACTCGACCTTTTTCCAATAATTCCTAGGCATTCTGTTTTTAGCCTGCTCTAACACCGTAGCCCATCTGACATTACCTGGTTCGTAGTGCCCAAGCGTATCTATTCTGTCTAAACTACAACCTTTTGGTTTTGGACCAAGCAGTTCAAAAAACTGTTCAAATGAATCAAACCTAAATTCAACATTTTCGTACGCAGGATGGTGTCTTTTACCAAGCTTGCATCTGCGCTTTGCCTTGTAATAACTGTTTCTTGCGCCAATTTTTTCAGGGTCATTTTTTGCCCCTGTTCCTTTTTTAGGATGGGATCGTTCTTCAAACCTTGTTTGATTTCTACAAGGTTTGCAAAAAAGAATATCCCCCAACCTATGAGCCTTTCTTACAACATCGCCTCTAGCCAATCTTGATTGATTGCACCGAGGGCAAACCACCGTAACTTTCAAATTGAAATTTGGCATTGTTATCTCCTATTCCTAGGAGAATAATACTACCAATTGGAACTATTATCCATTTAACCTTGTCTGCCCAATACGCTGCGCTCATCTTGCCTTTGCTTATGTTCTTCGCATGACGCGCCTTGAACGACTTACGGCGAGCCGCCTCTGCTTCACTCTCGCCCTGACGGGCCGGTGAGCCGGAGACACCTTGCTGGCCAAATCGTATGGTTTTGATCTTCTCACCTTCTTTGGCCACCACCACATGAGATTTTGTAGGATGGTTCGGAGTGCGCTTGGGTTTATTAAAGCCCTCAACGCCAGCCCTTTCCAGTCGCGGGTCTTTCTTTTTCATACCGTCTCCTAGAAAAAAGGGGCCGTTTCCGGCCCCTTCAATGGCATCAGCCAGATCAAGACGTGGTGCAGTCCGTGACCTTACCGCTGGCCTTCTCGTTCTTGACGACGAGCGTGAACTCGGTCAAGAGTTGAGTGCGGTCAGCGTCGCCAGTCTTGGCAAGCGGCATCGTCTCCATGTCACGCAGCGTGGCAACGCCCAGGTACTCCATGTCGAGCACGAGGACAGTGCGGTCCCGCTGGAAGCGGTTGGGCACGATCTGGTGCTGACCGAAGTCAGAGACGTAGAGGTCTGCGCCGGCAAGGATTTCACCCTGCTGACCAGGAGCCACATTCTTGTACAGAGTGGCGATGTTGCTGAAGCCAGACGCGATCGTCTTGTTGAACGGACCAGTCATGATGATCTTGGGATCACCACCTTCCGTCCAGCACTTCTGGATAACATCGTTCAGTGCAGCGCGTGTGAACGTGCCCTGAACTGTGCTGTCCGTAGGTGCAGCAACCGTGCCGGAGCTGAAGCCCGGAGTAGTTTGAGCCGTGCCAGTACCAACCGAGGTCTTGTTAGTGGCAAGCCAGGACTCCAGAGAAGCCAGCGAGCGAGCAGTACCAGTACCGCCAGCAGACGAGGCTTGGTTACGAGTCAGAGCGAATTCCATATCACGCTTGATCTCGCGGCCACGCTTGGCCAACTGGTAGGACAGCTCGTCAGCGCGGCCAGCAGGGTTCACAGCACGCTGAGTGCCGGAGACGCTGATCGAAGGTGACGACGCCACTGCGGCTACGTTCGTTGCCACGACTCGCGTCGGCAACTACTGCCAGATCAGCTCCAAGACGATCAGCGTCTCCGGCACTCAG